CAGAAGCAGACATAGACCGTTGCTCTGGATGTGGGTCATACATGATAAGGAAGTGTCTTACTTGCCAGCCTACGATTACCGATGCGACAAATGCAATCTCAGTCAAGAAGTCACTCATGGATTCAACAGTAGACCAGTGATTCCTTGTCCTTATTGCAATCGTCCTATGATCAAGGTTATTGCAGCTATTCCAGCAGTGTTCAAGGGTAAAGGATGGGGTAAAGATTGAAGTTATTGGATCTATTCTGTGGTGCAGGTGGGGCTAGCGAAGGCTATGCAAGGGCAGGCTTTGAGGTTACAGGCATCGATGTAAAGCATGGCAAGCGTTACCCTTACACTTACATTAAGGGCGATGTACGCGATTACTTAAATGTCGAGTTCTTGTCACAGTTTGATGTGATTGCAGCTAGTCCACCATGCCAGACACACTCAGCAACAAAGCACTTACGCAACGCACAAGGCAAGACTACAAGCAAGATAGACATGATCCCAGAGGTTCGTGAAGCCTTGATTGCATCAGGCAAGCCTTATGTCATAGAGAATGTGCCTAACGCTCCCCTTATAGATCCAGTGCAATTATGTGGCTCAGCGTTTGGGCTTAAAGTGCGTAGGCATAGACTGTTTGAGTCTAATGTAGATATTAAAGGCACTGGATGTAATCACAATACTCAGGGCAAACCTGTGGGTATCTATGGCTCTATGCGTGATGAGATACCTAACGGTGGTCACACAGCTAAGACCATGGATCAGGCTAATGAAGCAATGGGCATTGATTGGATGATATGGGGAGAATTGGTCGAGTCAATTCCACCTGCTTACACGCATTACATAGGACAACAGTTATACACAGCCTGTGGATAAATAGGGGCTAAAGTTCACTTAACGCTCACGACACGCGGAGGTTATACACATGTTTGACAAGGATGGTACGCTAACGGCGCAGAGCCTCTCAAAGGCTCACCGCAAGCCCCTTAGGGGCGTAGCTTGCGGGGTGCTAGTAGCTATTGGGATATCTCTATTGCTACCGTATGGAGCAGGATCAGCACCAGTCAAAGAATATGTTGATTACAAGACTTATGCTTTATATCTCTTAGACTGGAATATAAAAGAATATAAATGCTTAGCAACACTCTATGGCAAAGAGAGTGCATGGAATCCAGCAGCTGTTAATGGATCTCATTATGGAATACCACAAGGAAGATCTATTTACTTATCCACACTTAATGGATATGACCAAGTACAATGGGGATTGGACTACATAGGTCATAGATATGGTGAGCCTTGCATTGCATGGCAACACTTCAAAGATAAGGGCTGGCATTGAATAGATCGCATCGAGAGCTTGGCACTCAACGCTGGAAAGATCAACGACTACGAGTGCTTAAGCGTGATGGTTATATCTGTGCTTATTGTGGCCAAGAAGCAGACCAAGTAGATCATGTGATAAGTCGCAAAGATGGTGGAGGTCATGAACTAGAGAATCTTGTTGCCTGTTGTGCATCATGCAATAGCAAGAAAGGTGCGCTCAATGAGGCCAGTTTTTTAGGCTCACGTTCTACCCCCCCTGTCTTTTCAGGGAGCCTCTCTCCAATGCGCTCCGAGACGATGCTGGACAGTCCGTTTAAGATCCGACCTAACCCAATTCAATGACAACTAAGCCCAGAAAGAGCAAAGCCCTACGAGGGGCAACTAAACCAAGGCTCCACACGCCACTTATTAAGGGCGAAAACAAGCTGCAAGATGTTCTAGATCTGTGCAAGATAATTGATATACCTTTACTGCCTTGGCAGGAGTTTGTGCTTAAAGACATGCTCACTGTAGACAAATCTGGATTTTGGATTCGTAAAACTAACCTACTGCTTATTGCTAGACAGAATGGCAAGACTCACTTAGCCAGAATGCTTATCTTGGCACACCTTCTCAAATGGGAGACCAATGTTCTCATTATGTCCTCCAATCGCTCTATGGCTCTGGACACCTTTAGACAAGTAACTCACATTCTGGAAAACAATGACCACCTCAAAGGATTTGTTAAACAGATCCGCTATGCAAACGGCACAGAGTCAATTGAGATGTTATCTGGAGCAAGGCTTGATGTTGTTGCAGCAACTAGAGACGGCTCGCGAGGCAGAACGGTTAATGGCCTGTTATTTATTGATGAATTGCGTGAAGTCAGTGAAGAGGGTTTTCGCGCTGCCATGCCAGTGACCAGAGCTCACATGGGTTCGCACACACTGCTGACATCAAATGCTGGGGATGCGTTTAGTACAGTTCTTAATGACATTCGCGAAAGAGCAATGGATTATCCGCCTAAATCTTTTGGATTTTATGAGTATTCTGCTCCACAGTATTGCAAGATTACTGATCGTGAAGCGTGGGCTATGGCCAACCCTTCTATGGGGTACACAATCTCAGAAGAGGCGATTGAAGAGGCTATTGCTACTTCTCCTATTGAGAATACAAGAACAGAAACTCTGTGCCAGTGGATTGATTCTCTAAGCAGTCCTTGGCCTCATGGAGTTCTAGAGGACACATCCGATAGCACACTAGAAATGGCTGTAGGGGCTTATACTGTGTTTGGTTTCGATGTCAGTCCGTCTAGGCGCAACGGATCATTAGTCGCAGGACAATTACTGCCAGATGGACGGATTGGCATCGGGATCTTAGAGACTTACAGCTCTCAGGTTGCCATCGATGAGTTAAAAATGGCAGCAAGTATAAAGTCATGGTCTGACATATATAAGCCTCGCCTAGTCTGTTTTGACAAGTACGCCACACAGACTATTGCAGATCGCTTGGCTAATGCTGGAGTCATGGTCGAAGATGTCTCAGGGCAGCAGTTCTACAAAGCCTGTGGTGATCTATTAGAAGGCTTGGTCAATGCTCGCGTAGTCCACAATGGACAGGCAGAACTTATTCAGCAGATGAATAACTGTGCAGCTAAAGTCAATGACAGTGCTTGGCGCATCATTAAGAGAAAGTCTGCTGGGGATATCTCAGCACCTATTGGGTTGGCAATGGTTGTCTCTAAGTTAATGATCCCTGTGGCTAAACCTCAAATCTATACTTAGACACGCCCTAGCATATTGTCTAATCTCTTGACAAATGCTACACTTTCTGTCTATGGGTAAATTATTGCAAGCGTTTGGTTTAGAATCTAAGCCACAATTACAAGCTCAGTCCGCGCCACAAGTTCTTGGCGAGTATTCACCTTATGCAATGCCCTTCCAGTTTGCCTATGTAGGCAGAAGTGAAGCCATCTCAGTCCCTGCACTTATGCGATGCAGAAACCTTTTAGCAGGAACTATCGGAGCAATTCCTTTAGAGCTTTACAAGAAATCTACAAATGAAGAACTTGGCTCACCTGCTTGGTTAGAGCAACCTTCTTACTCACAGCCACGATCTGTAACTATCGCGTGGACTGTTGATTCACTTTTATTCTATGGTCAAGCATTCTGGAAAGTTGTTGAGGTCTATCAGGAAGATGGCAGACCTTCTCGCTTTGAGTGGATTGCTAACAGCCGAGTAACTGCAACACTCGACAAAGATAATGTCTTTGTAAAATCTTATGCAGTTGATGGAACTACTTTACCAATGGACGGATTGGGATCTCTCGTTACTTTCCAATCTCTAAGCGATGGCATTCTTAACACTGGGACTTCAACAATTCGCGCCGCTATTGATGTCCAGAAGGCAGCAACTATTGCAGCATCAACACCAATGGCAACTGGCTACATTAAAAATACTGGTGCTGATCTAGATCCTAAAGAAGTCTCTGGTTTACTAGCTGCATGGAAGCAAGCGCGCAACAATCGCAGCACTGCTTATTTAACTTCTACTTTAGAATATAACCCAGTCTCTTTCTCACCTAAAGACATGATGTACGGAGAAGCAATCTTTAATCTTGCTACAGAGATCGCTCGTCTATGCAATGTACCTGCTTACTATGTCTCAGCAGATCAAAATAACTCTATGACTTATGCAAATGTGCAAGATGAGCGTAAGCAATTCTTGACACTATCTTTACAGCCATTTATTACAGCGATCGAAGATCGACTATCTATGGATGATATTACTGCTCGTGGCAATGTAGTGAAGTTTGATATTGATAAGAACTTTCTACGCACTGATCCACTTCAAGAACTAGCAGTAATCGAAAAACTTTTAACCCTGAATCTAATCACTCCAGAGCAGGCAATGGAAATGACTGATCTAACACCTAATGGAAGCCAAGGTATGCAATGAACCAAGTAATTACCTTCTCAGCTGAACTCACAGCAGACTCAGCAAGTCGCACAGTGTCAGGCAAGATTGTGCCGCTAAATGTTGAAGCAGGATCGACAAACATGGGCAAAGTAATCTTTGCTTCTGGATCAATCGACATTGCAGATCCTAAGGCAATCAAGTTGCTAAGCCAGCATGACACAAAGAAGCCTTTAGGTCGCATGGTTTCATTCAGCGAATCAGAAGATGCAATCAACGCAGTATTTTCTGTAAGTCGCTCACAGCGCGGTACAGAAGCACTAATCCTTGCAGAAGAAGGATTGCAATCAGGTTTAAGTATTGGGGCAGAAGTCCTAAAGTCAAAGATCAAGGATGGCGTGACTTATGTATCCGCTGCTCGCTTGGTCGAAGTAAGTTTAGTAACAGAGCCTGCATTTAAGTCTGCTCAAGTTACTGATATTGCAGCAGAAGAATCTGCTGTTCAAGAAGAAACCCTACCAACAGAAAGCGAGACAGCCACCGTGGAAAACACCACTCCAGCAGTCGAAGCAACACCAGTTGAAGCACCAGCGGTTGAAGCTGCTCGCCCAACTGTTACAGCAATGTCATACACAAAGCCACGCATTGAAATAACAGCGGCTAAGTATGCAGAAAACACAATCCGCGCAGCACTAGGTGATGAGTCAGCTCGTCAATACCTATTAGCAGCAGATGACACAACAGATAACGCTGGTCTAGTACCAACACGCCAACTGTCAGAAATCATCAACCCACTAGGCACAACAATCCGTCCAAGCATTGACGCAATCTCTCGCGGAGTATTGCCAGATGCAGGTATGACATTTGAGATCCCAAAGATCACAGTAATGCCAACAGTTGCAGAAACAGCAGAAGGTAACGCATTCTCAGACACAGATCAGAATGCAGCATTCCTATCAGTATCAGTTAAGAAGTATGCAGGACAGCAGACATTCTCTGTTGAATTGCTAGATCGTACTTCTCCAGCATTCTTTGATGAGCTAGTACGCAACATGGCAGCAGCTTACGCAAAGACAACTAACGCAGCAGTAAACGCTGCTCTTATTTCAGGCGCAACAGCAGATGCAACTACAACAGTCACATACCCAACAGCAGCAGAATTGCTAGGTATTGTCGCTCGCGGATCAGCTTCAGTTTATGCAGCTACAGCAGGACTACCTAACCCATTTGCTCGCAACATGGTTGTATCAACAGGACAATGGTCAAACATCATGTCTCTAAACGATTCAGGTCGTCCAATCTACACAGCATCACAGCCAATGAACGCAGGCGGTCAAGTAGCACCAACATCACTAACAGGTAATGTTGCAGGACTTAACCTTTATGTAGATCCAACAAACGCAGGCGATGGCGATGGAACAATTCTTATCGTGAACCCAGATGCTTACACATGGTACGAGTCACCAACATACCGCCTACGCGCTGAATCAACAGCAGCAGGACAGGTAACAATCGGCTACTACGGCTTTGGAGCAATCGCTACTAAGGTCGGCGCAGGCGCATTCAAGAACAACAAGGCGTAAGCCACACTTAAGTC